GGCACCGACCGGCATCAAAAACATATCCGGTCGCCGGCATAAAGTGTATGGGCAGATTGTTCAGCCTGGTGCAACGTACACGCTGACCGAGGCGGACAAAGCAGACGAGCATAACGGCAAGCGTATCGAGAACGCCATTGCTTCCGGCAAGCTAGAGAGAGTGTAACCAATGTCCCTTATTGGCGACTTCGGCATCAGGTTCCCCGAGTTCGACACAGCGACTGTTAACCAGTACGTGCCGATTCTGGAGCCGCTGTGGTCGTGTTATTGGGGCGGCAGTTATGACGAACCGTGTGGTAAAGAGATTGTGCTTAACCTGATCGCCCACATGATCGTGGGCGAGACGACGGCAGGCAGCGGCAACATAAAGTCAACGCAATCGAAATCCGTGGGCAGCGTTTCCGTGTCATACAGTCAGGGTTACGCGGCAACCAGTGAGCGTAACGCATGGCTTGGAACAACTCGCTATGGGTCGCGGTACTTGCTGCTAACCTCTCGCAGCGCTGGAGGGGTGTTCGTATGACTTTGACTCCCCAACAAATGCTAGACCGTACCGGCGCGTACCTTGCCAACCTTGAGAAAGCTAAGCGCGGCCATGTTGCTGTAGGCTTACCGGCTGAAGAAGTGGGCGGCAAGGTATACGGCGATGGGCAGACAGTTGCCACGGTGGGCGCTCAGCATGAGTACGGTGCTGGCGTTCCACGTAGGTCGTTCTTGCGGACTCCATTCACGGCCAAGAAAGATGATCTGTCCACGGCCATTGCTAAACAATTTGAAGATGTATTCCAGCGGGGTAAGTCAGCAGAGCAGGCGCTAGGCTTGATTGGCACCGTAGCTGTAAACATAAGCAAAGGCGCATTTACAACACGCGGCTATGGCGAGTGGCCGGACATTAGCCAGGCTACCAAAGACGCCAAGGGCAGCAGCCAAGTGCTGATTGACACAGGCATCTTGCGCGGCTCAATCACTTATGTGGTGCGCGGCTTATGAGCATACTAGACGTATCCGACGCCCTCACAGACTGGGAGAGGCCAACGATTATCAAGACCGTAACCGAGTCCACCGTAGACTTTCAGCCCGTAACCGTGGTTACAGGGCGCTCACAATTGTGCGTTGTGCAGGTGGCAAACAAAGAAAAGATCAACCCCGGAACCATCGACTGGTCGCTTGAGTACATCTTGATCCACAGCCGGTCAGGTATCGAGATGGACGAACTGATAGAGCATGACGGGCGCGACTATAAGGTGACTGACCGAGGCCCATGGCGCGGCTACGGTTATGTTGAGGTTGTTGCGGCTGAAACCAAGCGGCCCTCGGTGGTGGTCACATGAACGAATCCCTGCGCCTAACGGCCCTATTCGTGCGCGACCTGCTGGGTTACAACGAGCAGTTAATCCGCATCGGTCGCCAAAATTACGACATTGACGATTTCAGCGTGGGCTATATTGGCGTTGACTCGTTAGGCGCGGCGCAGAGGCTGGCCAGTGGCGAGAAGTACGACGGAACCACCGAACAGATGAGCTTCCAGCAGCAATGGCAGGCACCGGTTACGCTATCGTTCTACGGCGCGGCGGCGTGGGCTACGGCTACACGGTTTGGCCTTCTGATACAGTCTCAGGCATCGCTAGAGCTGCAAGAGTCGTTAGGCTTAGGGGTATATCAGGCATCGGGGCTAACTGATGTTAAGATGCTCACGGGCCAGCAATACGGCGAACGGCAAGAGCTAACCCTCAATGTTCGGTACGCTACGGCGGCAGATATTGATACACTGCGCATAGACACCGCACAAATCGAATTACGAACTGAAACCGGCCTGGAGATTGAGCCATGAGTGTGAGCATTAATAACGTTGTAGCGGTGACCCTCTTACAGAGCGGCGCACTGGCAATGGCAGACAACCCCAACGTGGTCACAATGCTGACTGCCGAACAACAGGGCCCGCTGTCATCCGCGAGCCGGTACCGGATCTATTCCGATTCGTCTAGCGTTGCGGCTGACTTCGGCACGGCAAGCAAGGCGTATGATTTCGCGCTGTCGTTCTTCGGGACATCACCCAACGCCACGAACGCAGGCGGGTTTCTGGTTATCGGCTACTGGCGCGGGGCAGAAGAAACCTTGGTGGCGACATCGGCAAGCCTTAACGGTGCGCAGGTGTCTGAGGCAACCGTAGTTGACGGGCTGCAACAGGTGGCAGACGGAACGCTAACATTAGACGTAGACGGTACACCCGAGGCGCTGACCGGTCTCGACTTCCAAAGCGCCACATCACTGGCGGCCATTGTTGGTGTCATTGATGCCGGGCTTACCGGCGCAACCGCAAGCATTGACGATCAGCGAGTTGTAATCACTAGCAACACCAGCGGCGCATTAAGCACAATTACCTTCGCTACTGACCCAGGCACCGGGACGTTCATCGGTCAAACCCTAGCGCTTACAACCGGCTCCGGCGGCTTCCTGACTCAAGGCGCAGCGGCTGAAACGCTCATCGCTGAAACCAAGCTGGCGGCAATCACTGAACTTTTTTCACAGGTCAAGTTCCGGGGCGCGATGTTCATCGACAACCCAACAGATGAGGAGTCCAAGACGCTGGCAGAGTGGGGCCAAGCTAACGACGTGCTACAGTACGATGTGTTTGACGCACCGGCCAACTTGACTGTAGACCCTGCTAACGTGGTTTGGGATATCAAGCTGTCAAGCCTAACCAACTACCGGATGCTGTACAGCAAGGCAGGCAACCGCAAGCTGGCGGTATCGTACATGGCGCGGGCGCATACGGTTAACTTTGCCGCTGAAAACTCTGCTCTAACTATGCACTTGAAAGAGCTTTCAGTTGCGGCGGAAGAGTACACGCAGACCCAGGTTAATCAGGCGCAGACTGTTGGGCTGGACATCTACACCACGATTAAGCTGACTCCAGCAATCTTAACCAGTGGGGCGAACGGTTTTACTGACGAACGTTACAACTTGATCGCGTATGTGGATTTCTTGCAAATCGACATGTACAACCTGCTGAAGTCTACGGGCACTAAGATCCCTCAGACTACTCGCGGCGTTAATCAGTTGATTGACCAAGCAGAAAAGACCACCATCCAGTTCGTAAGGGCTGGAGTATTTGCCCCAGGAACATGGTCTAGCCCTGATACCTTTGGGGACTTAGACACGTTCAAGCGCGGCATTATCAACAACGGGTTCTACTGGTTGGCGGGTTCTTTGGCGGCACAGGCACAGAATTCACGTGAAGCCCGCGAGTCACCTGTTTTGCAGGGCGCTGTTAAGCTGGCAGGCGCTATTCATTCTGTTGACATCATCGTCAACGTAAACAGGTAAGGGGCACACCATGGCAGGCATTGTACTAGCAGTAGACAGCACAACCGTAGTCCTTAACGGCACGGCCATTCTTGACCTGGTAGAGGGTGATTACGTTGTACTCACTCCGGCCAACCCGGCAACCTCTCACGTCAACAGCACCAACGGTGGCGTCAACATCAACGAGCGCAGCGACAAAGGCGTACATGACCTCATGTTGCGGGTCCAGCGTTTCAGCGAGTCAGATGCATTCATGAACAACCTGCTGCGCCAGTCGCCTCCGATCCTGGTTAACGGCAGCGTGAAGGAAAGCTTCAGTCGTGACGGCACTGGCGGTGTTGAATCTTGGATTCTGGAGAACGGCAGCGTTACCACGCAGCCTACTTCAACCAAGAGCAGCACTGACGGAAACGCGCTACAGGAGTACGTGATCCGGTTTAGGAATGCATCTCGGAACTTGTAACAGAGTCGGACTTACGGCCCTGCCAATTGGTGGGGTTTTTTTGTGTCTAGGGTGTTGCAATGCTGCGATGGTGTGTTATTATTAAGTCATAGAGAGACACCAACCACACGAAAGGAATTAGATATGACCAACCACACAGCACAGAGCATCATCATGGCAAGCCCGCGTTTTGTAGAGCTTTCAACAGAAGAGGCGTTAAAGGTAATCGCAAAGACCAACGGCCAAACTTTAGAGTTAGCAAAAAAAGCATTTGCGCTAAGAGTTGAAAACGTAGTGAACGAAGTGGCTAAACTGGTAATTCTTGGCGCAGAAGAGTTTGCCAAAAAGTTAAACGCAGAATCCGCTGCAAAATAAAACTAAGCTAGCCCTTCGGGGCTTTAAGGAAAAAAATGAAAGAATATACACAGACACCGTGGCGCACCGACGAAAAGTGGCATGACGAGCCATTTCAGCCGATTAAAATATCAGGCCCAGAAGGTAGCATTGGCACAATTTGCACAGTATGGATGGATGACGCGCCGGTTTTAGATTTTAATTACGAACAACGAAAAAATGCTCGCCACATTATAAAATGCGTAAATAACTACGATATTTTAATCGAAGCATTAACCGCGTGCATTGAGCAGCTAGAAGACGAAGACCCCGCATCTCGATGCATGGATAACAACGCAGCGGACTACGGGCGCAGAGCGCTGATTAAATTAGACAAGGAACGCTAAAATGACCGACCACGCAGAACCAATCCGCGAATGGATAGACAACTACCACGGCAACAACATTACCCACGCAGCCGCAGCACTAGGCGTCAACCGCTCTACGCTGCACAGGGTAATGGATACGGCTTACGTTATTGACGGCACGCTTTATACAATCAAAAGGAAAGCAAAATGAAAGCACA